GCTCCAGGTTGGGTAATAGCAACATCATCAGGATTATCATCATCCCCAGCTTTTCTCTCAACGTTAATGACGGTGGTCTCAGAAACAACTGTAGAAGGTCCATTCGAAATGGAACCCGAATTTTCAGATGCTTCCATAGGTCCTTGTCCTACCAGCTGAGTTAGCTGGGAAGAATTCATCAGACTCACGAAAACGTCAGATCTAGGTTCATACACTTCGACATTGTCAAACCGAATAAAGGAATGAAGATCGACAGAACTGGCAACAACAGAACTTGAAACTAGCAAAGGAGTAGATGTAAAGATAGAAAAAGATCCCAATCTATAATCGTCCGAGAACTCAGTTGACTCTCCGTCATAAGTTTTCAGATATTCCGTAGCACAATTCCAAGGGATTCTAACGCTAGCCCATTGAGTATCTTGTGTAAACTCAATAATCTCTTGAGGGAAACCGTTATAGTCCAGACTTGCTAAGGGACCATGATAACCATACGCTATGACGAGTTGAAGACGAATAGCATGAAACACTGTTTTAGAACAGAAGAATTCCAATACTATATCTCCTCTCCATCGCATAAACTGATTTAGAATAGCGACGTTCATAGGTACGTTGTTTTGTGCAGCCAAGTTTGGTTCTTTCTGAATGGAGTTCAAATTGAACTGAACTATTTCAGTGTCAGCTGCTGTGGAAGAAGGTATATTAGTGAATCCGAGGTAGCCACGCTTATTGAGCAGCATAGCCAAGGACGTTTCATCAGTGAAACGGAGTGAATCTCCTTCTCTACTTAGTTCTTCCTGGCACATCTGGAGAGATGTGGTTGGTTCCACGCCTACAGCTTTAGACATGGCCGAGTATTGTCGGTACGTCGGTATCGAGCCACCGGACAGGGGAGGATTGTCCATAGGTAAGGCAAGATTTTGGTCGAGTGTTTGGGTAGTAGACATACTTGTCTGATTTGGCATATTTCCCGCCACATTTCCTACCGTATAATTGCTGTTTATACTCGAATACGTTGCTCCTTGTCCCGTCGCCGTGCGAGGTCGCGGGATCTTAAAATCAGTTTTGAACCTAGTGTAAATGGTGACAGTTGCACTACTAGGTGCACTTAGGACAGTCAAAGGCGAGAAAACCCCGATATTGAGAGTGCCCATAGATGCATTTTCAGAACTGTTGAATCCTCTCGCATTATTGAGAAATGTTCTCCAATAGCGAAAAGGAATTCGTAAAGAACGTGTTGTATTATTGTTTGGGATCAAGAAGATGTGATCCATAGTCGGCCAATGATATATTGAAGGTGCGCCCGCTGAAGCTAT